AGGTGATCAAAGGTATCAATGGCTATGATAAGACAAAAGTTTATCGGGATATGGCAAGTGATCAAAGATTAGCAAACTATCAACAATTCAATGTTTAGGAGGGAAAAGTTTGAAGATCTATGGTAATCATTTTCGCTATCCTAAGCTTTGGATCAAGCGAGGTAATGAAGATGAAATTGAAATTGAGTCGATCACCCCCAACCTTAAATATTTAGGTGATGATGAAGATCCAATTGTAACTAATACTTATTTGACTAATCTTGGTGGGGATGGAAGCTATCCCACTGAAAGCACAATCGATAAAAATGTGATCAACGCAAGATTTTATTTTAAGTTTGGTGATTGGTGGGACTATAAGCTAGCTAAGCATGATATTTATCGCTATTTTTCCTCAAAAGAAATTTTTAGGATCCGGACTGATGGCGAACCTGGAGTGGTCAAGTATGTTAAAGCAGGTAATTTCACGATCGCACCGATAGAGCAATTTGCACGGACGTCAGTTTTTACGATCCCGTTTGAAAACCCAAGTGGATATAAGTATAGTTTGACGACATCTGATCAACTAATGAACTACGATCAGGAAGCTTGGATGCTTTATGGTGGGAACATCCCAAACGGTGAAAATTTAGATTATCATTTCATCAACAAACAGTCATTTAGAGTGTTTAATGCCAGTGATATCACGATCGATCCATACTTTCAACGACATGAGTTAAACATCATTATGGAACACTTTGGCGATGGCTTTAAGTTGATCAATAACACCACCAAAACAAGCTGGAGTTATAAAGGCCAAATGAACAACACGGATAAGGTGATCTTACAAGGGATCAATACATTTAAGAATGGTATATTGGACAATAATAATACTGATTTTGGTTATATCACACTGGCAACTGGCTGGAATGAATTTTCAGTAGTCGGAGCTGGTGATCTTGATATAACCTTTTCTTTTCCATTCATTTATTTAGGTTAGGAGGTGTGAAGGGATGGAAATTTTAAATGCGGTAAAAAATAATAAGTTTGTTTACTTTGGTTTTGATCCGCGTGCCGAAAATAAAAATGATCCTTGGAATGCACTGCCTAACCTGAGTGCATCTAATGATGGAGAAAGTTGGGGCAGTGTTGCTAATTTTAGCAAGCTGAAGGGGCTGAGAGACGGCTTTATTTGTCGCGTTGGTGATGTGTACTATATCATTGGTACACTGATGCTTTATAAGACGTCTGATTTCAAGCTGTTTACCGAGCTAGATCTAAGTTTGATCAAAAATGGTCAGTATACTGATATTTGGGCGCCTGAATTCTTTAAAGATAAGAATGATAAATATCACATTATCTATAGTGCCACTTTAAATGGTAAACGTGGTATTTATGTGGCTGATTTTGACCCGGTCACAGATAAAGTATCTAATGCTTATCAACAGGTCGATGTAGACTGCCAGAGTTCTATCGATCCAAACCTTACTTATATGGACGGCAAATATTACTTGTGGCTGTCTAGTGCTAGATTATTTGTTGCAGATAATTATTTGGGCCGTTATACCGAGATCGCTACAAACATTGTCAATGATCCTAAAGCGCATTGGTATGAAGCACCTGAAATGCTGATTGCTGGTGACTACTTGTATTTGTATCAGGATAAGATCGACGGACATGTCGATGGCGTGGCTGACTCAGGCTACATGGTATATCGCAAAGCTAAGCGAGTGAACCCACTCATCTGGACTGATGAGCAGGTCGTTAAAAACGATATCAATATGCGACACGGGAGTTTCTTGTATAATGATACAAAGTTTGTGCATTATCCAACTTATGAGATGCCCAAAAATGATTTCAAGAAAGTTGTCACGATCAAAGCGCTATCGCTGAAACAAGAACTCCCGCTAAATTGTATTTTGTGGTCGACATTTTCAGTGCAGTGGGCAAAAAATAGCACTTACCAATTGCAATTTACAGCTTTTGATGATGGTGGCCTTGCATTTAATGCATTACTAAGTACTGAAGGTATTATAACTTTTGATGGTCAGCAGTATGTCATTAAGCAAGTTACGCCATCAAATCAAGGTGGGAATTCGCAAGTTCAAGTTACAGCTACACATATCTATAACGATATTGCTAGAGTTCGTCAATACAACATTAAAGAAGGTACTTTGACATATTTACCGCAAGACATCCTAGAGTTTTATTTGGGATCACAAAATAAGGATAATGTTGGTTATACTTATTCTGTTTATGGCGATTTTGACAAGCAGCAAATCCAAAATTTAGGCGATACTAGTGGAAAAGATATGATCAGTAAGATCTTAAGCACTTGGCCATCTGCGATCGTTTATCCAAATAATAAAAACATCGGTGTCTACAGTGCACAAGCTTTTGAAAAAAACTTCGGTCAACGTATCGATTACCGAAATAATGCGCAAGGCATTAGTATGACGATCGATAGTACAAACATCACTAATAAAGTTAAATGTTTTGGTAAACAAAAAGAAAATAGTACAGATAATAACAAGGTGGAATATTATTTTCCGCCTTTTTTCGTTGAGGATAGTAAATCGATTGAAGTTTGGGGCGTTCATCCGATGGAAAATATTTCAGATGAACGTTTTACTGATCAAGAAAACATGCGCAAATATGCACGCTCACAATTACAAGTTGAACCAGTTGTGAGTCTTGAAGTCACAGCTAACGAAAATTTTAAGCCGATTCCGGGAGAAAAACGTCATCTAACGATCAAAGATATTGGTTTTGAAACTGATGTAACACTGATCGGTTACACTTGGTATCCGTACAATCTGGATCAAGCAACGGTGCTACAGTATGAAAACTTACCAGCAAGTATCTTAAATTCGCAATCATTACTGAATAATCGGATCAATGACATCAGCAATTTGGCACAAAAAGCATTGAATAAGGCTTTTACAGCCACGACTACGTATTATTCAAGGGATGATCCAACCAAATACAATATGGTCAGAGTTGGAGATATTTGGGTAAGACCATTAGAGGAGGCAGTAAATGGAAAAACAAGTCAATAAATTTATTCAGCCTGACCCTCAAGCAATGGATAAAGTTCCGGCCCAAATGATGATCTATGACGGTCAAGCATGGCTTGAGATCAGTAATCAACAAACAATCAATGAATTTGGTCAGATCACCACAGATCTACGAAAAGATGCAAATGAAACGATGCTGTATGTTCAAAAAGTTGAAGATGATTTCAAGCGTGCCGGCGATGATATTTTAAATGAGATCGATCGTGAGACGACCCGGCTAGATAAATCAATCGCAGATGCCAAGCTAGATACTAAAAATGTTGATCAACGTGTAACTGAGATCAACAGCCGAAATCAGCAAAAGGCCGAAGAGATAAAAAATAATTTGACACTGATCGATAAAAAAATCGATGACACTGCCAACCAAAGCCAGCAAAGTTTGAATAAAATGAAGACAGATGTATCTGTACAACTACAGGCTAAGTCAGTAGAGATCGTTGAAGCTAAAAAGCAGGCGATTGAAAATGCAGAGACAGCACTTAAAGAATTTCAAACTACGGTAACAACAAAATTTGAAGATACTGACGGTAAGATCAGTCAAATGGTAACTCAAACAGAGTATGATACTTTGACCAAACAAGTAGATTCAAATGTGACACGTATCAATCAAAATCAGCATGCTATCGAGTTAAAAGCTGATAAGACTACAGTTGATGAAGCGAATACAAAGATAAGTGATCTAAGTAGTTCGCTGACAGTTGTAAATGATGCAATCAAAGCCAAGGCTGGAAAAACAGATGTCGATAAGTTATCGGGTAGAGTTGCTAAGACCGAAGCGAGTTTAAATCTAACTAACCAACAGATCCAGCTCAAAGCTGATTCGAGTGCTGTTAATGAGCTAACTAAAAGTGTTGATGTGCTTAAACAGTCAGCCTTGACAGTCGATAGCGATAAGATCAAAGGACTGACATCAGAGGTCGAACGCACAAATCAACGCATTACTGATACGCATACTTTGACTGAGCAAAATGCTAATACTATTAGAACGTTAGCAACCAAAGAAGAATTAAGCACAGTGACTCAAAAATTTTCACTATCGAAAAGTGAGTTGTCACAAACAATCGAAGGGATTCGTGCAAGTGTTACTACAGTCGATGGGAAATTAAATAACTTATCCGTTGGTGGAAAAAATTTACTTAAGCAATCACAACTTGGAGCAAACTATGCACACGATGCTTGGTATGCAGCTTTTGGTGGAGTTACATGGAACAGCGATACAGTAGAGTTGAATGTAGGTAACAAAGATTGCGTGCAGATCGAACAACGTGTGTACGATGTTGAGCCTGATTCTGACTATGTTTTTAGTTTTGACCTAAATTATGCTGATGCACAACATCTAGATAAGCAAGGGTTTATTTTCTGGGAGTTTCAAGATAAGGAAGGTAAACACACAACGAAGGTATATCGCGACAATTGGACAAGTATGGCTAAAATACCTAATACGCCTGGAAGAAAAGATA